AATGTTATTATCTACATCCTGGTTCATTTGTTCTACCCAGTAGTTAACAGCAATACTTAAAGCATCTAATCTATCATCGTGACTAAGACTACCTTTATCTTTTGTTATACGACTAAGTTGATAGAATAACATATACTTAGCTTGATGTTCTATAGGATACCCTTGAGCACTCTTATAGTCATGTTGAACAACAGAAGGATCAAAGATAAGTTTATGTTGATTAAGTACAGGTTCCAGGACATCAATGATTCTAAGTTCTTTTTGTTTACTGTGTCTTACTTCTTCAACGGAACAAGGGTAGGAAGTCATAAGTAAAGGTTTAAGTAGTTCCATGAACATACCATCACCAAAGTTAGACTCTATGATAATCTTGTTAACTTTGTTATTCTTAGCTATGTGAACTAGTTGTTTAAGTGTTTGATCGTCGTATCCACCTTTTAGACCACCAGCTTCAGGAACAAAGAGTTGACCGTTAAGCATCTTAACAACAGCAAAGCCTGTTTCATCTTTTCCTCTACCACTAGGGTCAATAGAAAGAACAGAACCAGTGTACTCTACCATATCACCTATAGTCTTAGAAGGTCTGTGGTATCTATCTCCTCCTAGACCTACATTAGGAAGGTCTTTATTTTCGTTATCTGGATCACTGGACCATATAATCTTCTCAGGAGCTAAGTCGTTATCAATATCTGTTATAATAAGATCATTTATCTTTAGTGGATATCTATCAGCGTCAGATAGCCTAGGATTAAGCATGAACTGTAAAGCATACCCTGTACGCCCATAAGACAGCTTACGCTCTTCTAGGTCCATATCTGAGAACCTGAGAGGCTCTGTGGAGTGTCCTACTGTCTCTTCTGATATCTGATTTGTTATAAAAGGAGCTATATCGTTATCGTAGTTCTTTAACACTAAGTCTTCACTAGGATACTCAGAGGTCCATATACGAGCGTCATAGCCTCTCTCACGCAGTTTGTTATAGATACTGTCCTCGCATTGGGGTGTACCTAGAAATAGAATCCTAGAGGTGTCTAAGGGCTTTATAATGGCTTCAAACTCTTTTACTTGTTCATCTAGCTTATCTCTCATACCTTGGGTAGCAGAGTTGTTAGGAACTTCTATATCGTCAGCAATGATGATGTCAGCACGAGAACCTGTTAGCTGGGAGGATATACCTAGTGACTTAACGGAAGGTGCGTGAGCAGCAGGGGCAGGTCCGACATCAAAAGCTATCTTAGAGAACCTTTGATCGTTCTTAGGTATTAGTCCTTGAAGAACAGGAATGTCGTGTATGATTTTCAAGGTAAAGGTGGAGAAGTCATCAGCACGGTTCTTAGAGGCAGATACAACAAGTATGTTTTTAGTAGGGTCTAGTAGTAGTTGATGAACAGCATAGGCAGAACATATCCAGGATTTACCTACTCCACGGAACGCCATGATAACAGATCGTTTAGGACCGTGTTGCATGAAGTCAGCTATGTCGTACTGTAAAGCTGTGTAGGATTAGGTAGGTTCAAGTGTTTCCAAACTACATATAAGAAGTTACGGAAGTCCTTGAGTTGTTTAAGCTTTTCAATACTCATAAGCCAACTCTCTCTCTTTCGGTGTTATAACTGTAATTACTTAATCTTTTCTTTAAGTTCAGGGTCTTCTTCAAAAGGTAACACTTCTCCTAGTAGATCGTTAAGAGGAGTATCTTTACCACTCATAAGAACTACATCGTTATCTTTTAAATGTTGTCTGGCACAGTTAAGAAGGGAAGGATTATACTCTTCAGTTATGTGCATTTGTTTAATACCTTTACTTAAAGTATCTGTTACAAGGATGTGTAAGTCCCCTAGTTCTTCTCTTGTTTTCATAAATTGTTAACACTTCCACCTTCTAAGAGCTAAAGCTTTTCTAGTGGGTCTACCTTTACTATCTTTCATTGGTCCTTTGTTACCGCTCATACGAGCACAGAAGCTACGCTTTCTAGGACCACCACCAGGTTGAGGGGCTTTTAAGTTAGAACCAGTAGCTCTGTTATGTTTAGCTCTTCCCTTTGCAGTGAGACCTCCTTTACGAGACTTTTCACCTCTACCTAGAGATAGTGATACTCCTTTACGCTTTGCCATCTTTTTTCTTTTTCTTATTCTTAATAGATAAGTTCTTGCGTTTAGTCATAGGAGGTCTTCCTATTTGTGATCCGTATGTACCCTTTCCGTATGGCATATTATTTTCCCTTTCTTATTTTAAGTGATACTCTAGCTGCTGGCGTGTTACTAACAAATTGTTTACCTTTTGCACCTGCTGCTTTCTTTTTCTTAGCAGTGGCTGCTCGTTGTGACTTACTTAAAGAGTTCATTTTGCTTTTAGGAAGACATCTATCGGGATTCTTTTTGTTCTTAGAAGTCCCACAAGGACCACCGTCACTACCGTCAGACTTAACTCTTCTCCAGTTCTGTGCTCTCCATCTAGCTAACTCACCCATCTTATTTCTTTTTCTTTATAGATAGTTTACGCTTCTTACCTTTACCGTACTTAGGGTCTTTGCAGTATTTAGAAGCAGCCATGTTAGCATAAGCAGAAGGATACTTATCAAAAGTTCTTTTAGCCCAAGCAATTCCTTTTGGACATATCTTACTCATTTCTTCATTAACATCTCCATCATTCTATCTAGTTTACCGTTAATCTCTTTTACCGTAACTTCTAATCCACTCATACGATTCTCCACAGCAGTGTCTCGTTCTCTTTGGGTAGCTAGTTCTACTTCAATCTTTGTTAACCTTTTCTCGTCTGTATCCAATCGATCTGATAGTTTCTTTATAACCCAACCGATCACGGCAAGTATTACGCCAAGAGCAGTATCTAAAAAGTGAGAGAGGGATTCAGTCATCCTATGGAACTATGTTTAGTACTCCAGAGTTACTCCAAATATCGCCACTAGATAGACCCGCAGATGAAGTGGGTATATGAGGAATATTTATAACATTACTATTTTTCATAACCATTAATGTGGTATTAGTACTCTTTTCAGGTGCTGTAATATTTAAATCACCATTACCATCAATTAGTAAATCAATCTGTCCGTCGGGTGAAACATTATCTGTTTTATCAAATCTTATACCAGCTCCAGTGACGGCCGTATTATTTATTACTATATTAGCACCGTCAGAAATTAAGCCGTTTACTGTGTATGCCTGTGTATCGTCTAATTTAGTAGGAGTAACAGCACCATTTAATATCTTTGTAGAAGTAACAGCATTATTAGCTATAACGGTAGCACCGTCTCCTGTACTAGTAACATCTCCTGTATGATTAGGGTGAGAGTAGGGAGCAGTAGCTAACTTAGCGTCAGTAACAGAACCATCTAATATTTTAGCAGTGGTAATAGCATTATCTAATATTTTAGCAGTGGTAATAGCATTATCTAATATTTTAGCAGTGGTAATAGCACCGTCATTAATCTGAGCTGTTCCTATAGTGCCTTGTGTAAGGGGAACGCCTAACCCTCGTTGAATGATGACAATGTCTTCACCTCCACTTAAAGAGGGAATAATTGTTAAAGTATCTGTGTCAGGGTCTACTGTGTAATCAACTGTAGGTTCTTTTACTAATCCGTTAACACTAACATCATAAGCACTATCTCCTAGTACATCAGCACCAGTGACAGTATAAGTTGTGTTCGCTCCTGCTGTGCCTGTGAACTGCCATTTAGACGGAGGAGTAGAAGCACCAGCAGCAATCTGTTCTACCTTTTGATCAACATAGTTTTTAGTCGCTGCGTCACTTGTTAAAGTGGGTGTGCTTACATTTAGTATCTTATTTGATTTAGCATCCCAATCTGTTCCACCTGGTCCTATTTGAAGAGAAGCTTCATTTAACTCAGCAAGTTCTTCATTTAAAAATCTATTGTGTTGATAAGCAAAATCCAACTCTGTTTCTGTCAGTACTGAACCATTTTCAAAATCTACTAGGTTGGTACCAGGTTGACTACTCCTTCTTACACGGACGATCTGACCTGCTGTAGCTCCGCTATTTAAAACTACCTTGTTAGAAGGAGATGTAACTATTGAAAAGGCAGCTGTGTCTACTCCGTTGATTTCAACTTTAACATGTTCAGCTTTAAGATAAGAAAAGGAAAAAGGAAAATCTGTTTGAGCCGCTGTTGCGGTGTAGTCTACATATGTATTAGCCATAGTAATATATTATTAGTTTGTTTGTTGTAAAAGTTCAAGCTAGTTTCTGAAAGGCAGTAATCTTTCTTCTAATAAAGAAGGACGCTGTGTCTTTTTATAACTCTCCAAAGGGAACTCAGTACCAGGTAAAGCCCTTTCTAATTCTCTTTGTTCTTCTAGGGTATCAGCAGGTTTACTTAATTCTTCTTGTAACTCTATTCTAGCTTCTATGTCTTCCATAAGTATCGGATACTCTTCTTGAAGTTGTCCTAACGCAGTGTCTCTGTAACCTTTAAAAATAGATCGTATAGCATCAAGTCTCTTATCTTCTTGTTCAAACCTTTCAGGTAAAGCTCCTTTAGGTGCTACTCTTTTCTTGAAGTCTGTTTGACTAGAAATAGTAACAATCATCTCTTTTAAAGTTTTCCCTGTTTTAGAAGGTCTTCCTTTTGTGGTTAGTTTAACTTGAGTGGTTAATTCTTGCCATCTATCAAAAGCATTTTGTTGTGTCTCAGGATGTATGATTTCTTCTAAGTCCATCTTTTCCCATTTAGAAGTACCTCCGTTAAAGTGGTGAGTACCTCCTAGTTCTACTATAACAGCAGCAGCAGCTTCACTTATCTTAGCTTGGTACGCATCTTCTAAAAGTTCAGGCGTTATTTTTGTTCTACCATCCTTAGCGATTTCTTTTCTTACACTTGCTCGTGTTATCTTAGGAATGTTGAGAGTTCTAAATCCAGTCTCAGAGTCAATGTCTACATACTTATCTACAGAACCTTTCTGAGTAAACACACCAAAAGGAGATAATAAAGCTAAACCTCCTACTTTCCTTTGCTTAAATCCTCTTGTCTGTACATCTCCAAATATATCACGCATCGGAGGTACAAGTTTAGAAAGACCGTTCATTCTTCTCGCTATGACTTGTAATAATGTATTGTTCTCACGAATAACATCATCAGACATATAGTTTAATGTGTTAGCAGCGGAAGGAACAAAAGTACTTCCTAAACTCTTTAACAATTTAAAAGACTCCCTTCTAGTTGCTTCTTTACTATCTGTAGCTTGTGTTACAAGTTTAATAGCATCTCCTAAGTTTTTATAGTAAGACTTGTTTGCTATGTTATTTGTAATAGCTAAAGCAGCTGCTTCCATTAAACCTCTAGCTTCTTCTCTTTGTGCAACAGTTCCGTTGTTAAGAGTTTTCATATCAGCTGTAATACTTAGAATGGTGTTTAAAGGTTCTAAAGCAGCTAGACTAATAGCAACCTTTTCTCCTTCTTTACCTACCCTCAAAGTATATTCAGGCATTCCTGTCGCAGCTTTGATATTCTTTTTCTTTTTCCAATCTTGGCTTTCTGTACCTACAAATTCAAATACATCTTCAACTCCTTCAGATAATCCTATAGCTGCTAATATAACACCAGCACCTACAATCTGTTGTCCTTTTGCTCTAGCTACTACAATAGGATCATCACTTGCTAAATCTTTAGCTGTCTTACTCCACAACCTTTCAGCTATCCTATCTATTTTTAATTTATTAACACCTGGAATTTTAGATGTAGCATTAGCGACTGAAACAAGAGAACTTGTAGAAGCCATTGCTCCTCTAGTTATATTACGACCAGTACGCATGAAAGGATTTAAAACGACATGAAGGAATGGATATGTCTTTAAGAAAGATTCAATGTGCTTACTTCCTTTTTCTATTACATTAGGATCAGCAAACTCACCTATCTCTTCAGTAAAAGTAACTTCCTTTAAGTTCCTGTTAACAAAATCAACGAAACTACTTGTGTCTTTATTCCAATTATCTTTAACAAAGTTATCAATATAAGATGCTAGGTCTTCAGCTTTAACACCTTCTTGCTCTGCCATTAAGACTGCTTTTCTTCTTACTTGGTCCTCGTTGAGCATTTTTGTTTTAGACTCATTAAATACTTTAGCTACGAACTTGTCATAGTAATCTTGTAAAGTACCTATATCCTCACCTGCTTTTTTAGCTGCTATGTAATCCATCTCAGCTTTAGCTCTAGTCATAGAATGTGCAATGTTAAGTCTTGTACGCACATCCACTGCTGCCATTGCTTTACCAGGAATATCAACAAACCTACCTACATTCTCTACTGTTTGACCAAAAGCACCTGTAAGACCAGTACGCTCCATAGAAAGAGCTGACTCACCTATTCTTTCAAAGTGTGATTGTAAATCTGCATCTCCTGTTTTTAAAACTCTTAAAGCTTCTTTATTAGCTATCTCTGAATAATTACCGTATGAACTTGCTACTTTAGTCCAAAAAGCCCCTGCTTCTTCAAACTGTTGTCTTGTTAATCCATTCCTTGACCAAGGTACAGTAGCCATATACTTAGCTCCTACAGCCCCTGCTACTACATTATAACCAGACATAATCTTATTAGATATAGCAACTTTAGCGTGTGTGACTGGACTACTTAACATACTAGAGTAAGCTGCATCAGAAAAAATATCTCTAACTTTAGTGTAAATACTTCCCTCTTCACCTGGTTCATAAGGAGAGTTTAACAGTTTCTTAGCAACTGCTTTCGCTGATTTACTTTGAAAAGCTTCTTGTTGCTTAATTAATATATCTTTGACTTCAGAAATATCTTCAGCTTGTTGAACAGCTTGTAATAGTTTCTTAACTACTTGTATATCTCCAAATGTTTTAATTTGTTGTTCAAGCTGTTCAGGGTTTAAATCTTTAGCTTCTTTTAGATTACTTACTAAGTTACCTTCTAACTTTTCTTTTAAGTGTTCCTGTTTTATCTCAATGATGTCTTTCTCGTACTTCCTTGATTGTAATAACCTACCTGAAGCAGAACCAGCTTTCTTCCAACCCATCATAGCAGGTATTAACTTATGAATACTTACCATTGCATTGTTGAGAACTTCTTTATTATTTAAGTCAGCACCGTCTAAAAACTTCAATACATCATCAAAACCTTGTACCATGATAGCACCGTTAGCTGCCATGTGTACTCCTAGTTGATCGATAGCATCAGCTACTTGAGCGTTGTCAGATACTTGAGAAGCTTTCATAACAAGAGCAAATTCATCTCCTGCTTCTTTACCTAACCTTCTGTTCAACTCTTGTTGTACCTTAGCTAAGTATTGTAGTTTACCTACTCTTCCACCTTTAACATTCTTTAAGTCAGCATCTATAGCTCTAGTGACAGCGTTAATAAGTCTTTGCTTTTCGGTGTCACTTGTTAACAACCTAGCTTTGACTTCGTCTTCACTATCTTTAAGTTTACCTGTCTCAGGGTCTACATCACGAGTACCACCTCCAGACATAAAGTCATCTACAATTTCCTTTGCTTCAACACTAACTTCTTCTTGTGGTTTCTGAGTAGTGGCAGGTGCTTCAGTAGGTTTAGCTTCAAGAGCTGGTTTAGGTGCTGGCTTTTTAAAAGCATCCATAGCCTCTTGGGCTTTCTTTAGTTGACCTTCAAATACTTCTTTAGCGTTCTCGTCTTTACCTATCTTAGCTTTTAATTCAGTCAGCACTTCATCTTGTATGCCTCTCTTCTTGACTGTTTCTCCTAACAAAGCCAATTTAAAAACAGTCTCAGCATTTTGTGTTCCCCCTGCTAATATCCTAAACTCAGAAGCGATAAACCAAGCTTCTTCTCCGTTTATCTGTCTTCTAAACTTTTCTAATTCAACAGCAGAATAAGCATCTTGAGCAGCGGCTAGTTTCCTTTTAAATTCTATAGGAGCATCTACTTCTGTACCTTTCATAGGAAAACCATCAAACTCTTCTTCAAGTTTTTCTAGTTCTTTTCTAGCTTTTATTTCGACAGCATCGAAAGCATCGTCATCTATGTTAGTTAAATTAGGATCAATAAAAGGAGAACGATTTAAACCTAAAGGTATATCTTCTTCTACTACAGCTTGAGGTGCTTCTTGTTCTTTAACAGCTACAGTAGGTTCATCAGCTTCTTTAAATATCTTAGCTGCTTCACTTTGTTGAAACTCTTGAGCTGCTGCTGCTACTTCCTGTGCTTGTTTCTGTTCAGCTTCATCGAGACTATCAATAGCTTGTTGTAACACTCTTTCCTCATCAGGCTTTAAAGCGTTGATTTTATCTTCGATCTGCTTGACCTTATCTCTAGCTTCTACATTAACAGCTCCACGCTTCTCTGTCCTTTGTAATTCCTTCTTAACTTCCTTTAACTCATCTTGTAGTGCTTTCCTTAGTATAGGAGCAGCTGGGTCTTTCTTAGGAGTGTAAGATACTAAAGCTTTTTCCAACCTACCTAAACCTGATCCAAGTCCAGCACCCACTCCAACAGCAGTGAGAGTCTCCATAGGTTTAAAACCTTCTCTTTCTTCAAATAAAATCTGTAGACCTTGACGAGTTAAATCTTCTCCTCCAGCCATGAAAGCACTTTCAGCAGCTCTTATACCTACTGTAGCAGCAGTGCTTAAATCTTTACCTGTCTTTAATCCTGGAACTAAACCAAAAGCCCCTGCTGCTGCTGCTTCCATATACGATGTATCTTTCTGCATTCCAGAAGATATACGCATCTGTTGAGCTAATAGATTAGCAAAGGTAGAAGAAGATGCCTGTAGTCCTACCCAATATGCTTTCGAGAAAGGTTCAGGAGAAAGTAACAAAGGAGAAGACACGATACCTGTGAACACAGGCAATCCTATTTCGACTGCTATCGGACCTGCTACATCCACAGCTTCACTGAGAAATCCACCAAAACCTTCGTAGTCAGGGTTAGGTATGATACCAGCTCTAACAAGCTTCATTGTTTCTTCTTTAGCAGCTTCCATTGAAGCAGCACTAAAAGGATCACCTTTAGCTAGTGTATTAGCGATATAGTGATTAGCTGGACTTTCAGGAGGTAGACCTGTTATCTGAGTTGCTCTATCTAATATCTGTTCTTCAGGAGTATATAAACCTCGAATACCGTGGTCAGGTAAAGTAGTAGGTACTTCGTACTTTTGTTTAGGTTCTTGTTGCTGTTGCCCTGTTATTTCTTCCGCTCTGACAGGTTGTCCTGTACGGACTCCTTCAAGCATACTTTCTTCAGCTGCTTTAAAAACAGGTTTAGCTTGTTCTTTAAACTCTGCAATACCTTTAGCCTTTTGCTCTTGAGTGATTGGTTGGTCTTCACTTAGTAACTGAAATTCTTCCTGACTAAGAGCAGGTGCTTTGCTTTCTGTGTTCTCAAGTTCTGTTTCTTTTTTAGCCATAATAATTATTTTCTAAAAGGGAGTAAACTTGTGGCAATAGTTAATCTAGTAGGCAGTTTAATTTCCAAATCGTAGCTCTGATTAGCCGATAGAATTGATTCTCGCTCCCATGCCTCAAAGATTTGATCTCTAATTTCTTGAGATTCTTCTATTATTTTTTCTCTTGCTTGTTCAGGAGTAAAGGCAGGGTCACTCTCGTACCTTTTAAATTTACTTTCAAAAGCTTTTCTTAACGATAACTCATAAGCATTGTATCTTCTGTTGACAAAAGATTTAGCAGCAAATGATCCTTTGTTATCTGCAATAGAATCATAGATACCATTTTTACCTTGCTCATCAGCTCCCAATTCAGTGAAATAACCTACCTCGTATGTAGCAGGACCAAAAGCTGCTCTTTCTTTCACAAACCCTGTTATTAATTCTTCATCTACTGTTATTATATTCCTGTAAAAGTCATCCTTATAAATTAACCTGTCAAAATCTCTAGAGTCCTCTATCTTTTTTAACAACCTATTTCTATCAGTAACTGTTATACCTCCACTTTCAAAAGTGCTTTGTACTTCTGAAACTGCTACATCTAGTTCAAGTCCTTCCTCTATAAAAGTATCTAGTTTACCTGTAATTAATTTAGTTGCGTCGCTTCCTGGCTTATTAACATTACCTAGAATTTTATCAAAAGTATCTATAGCTTTTTCTTTGGAGATTGCTTTGGGTAAAGAAGATAAATAAGACTCTCTTATATTTCTAGCATCAACAGACGATACATTGTTTCCTTCCCCTAGTGACTCTAACAACGAATCAACAAGACCGTTATTTAATAAATCAAATTCAAGATTAGCTTGTTCAGCTGCTTTGTTTTCTAACACACCTTTTTGATCTTCCACGTAATTGTAAAAGTCACTTATAGCATTACCTGTCTCAGCGTCTGCGAATTTAACTCCACCACCTAAATCTAACTCTCTTAAACTATCAAGGAAATTAACAGCTTTTGTAGGACTAATTGCACCACTTGTTAACCCTTCCTTTAACTCCTCCTTCATCAAATTATCCCAAGCGTACTTCCTAGACCCTTTAAACAACCCTGCTGGATCATTTATCCAGTTCTTAATAATAGGATCATTTACATCTAACTCTCCGTTTATGACTTGGTTTACAGCATCTTTACCAGTAAGTAACCAATTCTGTTTACCTTCCTCTACTTCAAAAGCATCTAACCTATTTTGTACTTTACCTATAAATTCGTTCTCTACTTGCTCTAAATATTTAAAAGCATGATCTCTGACACTAGGTGATTCAAACTCAGGTCTTTTTAAAAATTCTTCTCTTTGTTGTTGAACTGCCACTATAGGATCAGTTGTACTCTCTAACAATTCAGGATTCATTAATATGTTCCTGTAATCTCTGTTAGCTAACACTTCTGCTTTAGCTTTCAAAGCACCCATTATTCTAGGTACATTAGCTTCATCAGGTATTTCACCTCGCTCCGTAGCGGCTCTAATTCTCGCTTGTGTCTTTTCTAACTCAACAGCCATAGTAGCTGGAGAAGTTTGATAAGCTCTGTAACCTTCTTGTTCTAGTGCTTCTTCTAACGACTTCTGTCTCTCTTGTTCTAACCTGCGAATATTACCGTACTGCTGTAAGATAGGATTAACCTGTGACAAAGCATCAGCAAGGTCCATCAACTTATTCCTACCAGCTCTACGCTGTGCTACACTGTATTGACCTGCTCGTTGAATAGTAGGTTGAATGCCTGGAACTGCACCTCCTAATCCTTGTACTTGTACTCGTTCTGCCATTATCTTCTCCTACCTGTCATTGCTTGTGTATAACTCTGAGCTGCTGTAGTGCCTTTTTTTGACGCTGATCCCATCCTACTACTAATACTTTGACCTGTAGCATACCCACTAAGTCCACCGCTAACAGCACCTAATAAAGCTGAAATAGGACTAGGTTTATCTATAGGTTGATTAATTCCTATAAGTCTTTGTCTAGAAGCTAATCCAGCTTGCTCTAAAGCTAACCCTGTACCTATACCTCCTAGTTCCTGTTGTCTTAAAGCAGCTGCCCTATACCCTGCTTCTTGTCTAGTATAGTCATCCATTAAAGCTTGTACAGATGCACCAGCAACTCCTGCTTCTCCAGCAGATACTCTAGCTCTAGCTAAAGCTTCTCTTGATTTAATGCTTACTTGTTCAAGTTCCCTAGCCGTAGCTTCCTGTTCTTGTGCTTGTCGCATACGCATAGAGGACTGTTCCTGTAACGCTCTTTGACGCTCCGCTGCTGCTGCTTGTGCTTGATAGGCTGCTTGTTGTTTACTTTGTTTTCTTTGCCCTGCATATTGAAGACCTGCGGAGGCTACTTGAACGACTGCCATTGCTGCTGCTGGATTACACATAATAAATTACTTCCTCTCTATCTTAAATGACTTATAACCAGGAATATTGCAATCCTCAAAACTAGCACCCAACCATTTTAACCATCTCATACTTAGTGTGTTAGCTTCCATGATGTAGTTAGTTAAGTAATCAAATCCATCCATTAAATCATCCACCCACATCTGTGATTCTTTAACAAATTTCTTCTTTACTTTATAAAAATTCCTTGTCCCTAGCAACCAACAAACTCCAATGTTTTCTCTAGGACTCACTCCAAAGCAAGCTAACAATCCGTCTTGATCTGTCTTGACGCTATAGCATTTACTGCTTGATTCAAATGATCCGTACACAGCATCTCTAGGGTGAAACATTAGACCGATACATTCCATCATGTCTGCTTCTCTCAGGTCATCATATAACAAAGGAGCATCTTCCACTGCATAAGCTTTTTCTATCTTAACCTCCATAGCGTCTACTCCTTGGTATCATCATAGATTCAAATTCAGCTGCAAGTATTTTCACTGGTAAAGCACTAGAAGATTTAATTTGAATAGTAGCGTCATTAGGTTGTGCTTGAACAGGAAATCTAAAATGTCCGTCTTGTGGTACAAAATTATTAAGCGTTAAGTTAGAGCCTAGTACATCAGGGTTAAAAGCATAGCTGTATGTATCTCTAAATTTAGGGGTTACTTCTACGGTAAAGTGTCCAGTTTCAGCATAGTTCAAACTACCGCTTCTTATTGTTTGAAAAGCGTAATTAGATGAACTTCTTCCTCCTCTTTCTGTTGGTTGTTTAAGTGTTTGATCAGAGAACCTATACAACATATCGTAAGGAACACCTGCAAAGAAGTCTGTAGAAGTTAAGTCTGTACCAACCGTACCTTCTGTAGCTGATGTTCTAGTAAATGCTACCTTGTGTCCCTTTTTAGTGTATATTTCTACACCTTGCGGATCGTAAGGAAAGTCACTGATTGTAGTAGTTTTAGTATTTGCATTGTAACTAGTAGTTAATGTACTACCATCTATCCTACTGTCCAACAATAAGTTATAACCACTTTGATCTTGTAACCTATTCTCCATTGGTAGCTTCTCTAAGAATGTATTACTGGAGTCCTTAGTTATAATATATAAGTCAGAATTTATAAAGTGAAAGCTAACTATAGACCTTGTAAAGGTAAACTTCTGCCACGCTGATTGTATCTTCTCTTTGTCTTGCCAAAAGAATTTATATACGAACAATGTGGTTCTATCACTGCTTATAGTTACCAATAGGTTTTCGACACTACAGCCATCCATTAACTCAATAGTAGAAGGAATATAAGTAGGGATTTGTGCAGTTATTTCAACCGCATCAAAAATGTTGTTATCGTTATCGATATAGTATTCCATAAACCCAGAACTGTTATTCCTTTTAAAATTAAAATATAAGTAATTGTTTAAAGCTAACGGTGTTATGGTTTCTGAAGAATCATACTCAGTTGTGGGTGTGATGCTAACTGTTTTAGGAGTTAATAACTCATTCCCTTTCAATACAAATTGTGTGCTGTCTGAAAATAAAAGAAGCTTTTCTTGGAAGGTAATAGCGTGTTTAAGCTCCACTACTTTTGAGTGACTAATACCTACATCAATTGGAGCAGAATCAAGTAAGCTTAAAACAGTTGACCTCCAAAAATTAAAATACTCATCCGCTTCGCTAAATATTATATTATGTTGAGTTAAAAAACCTAACCTGTTCTTAAAGAAGAACATATCTTTGATCTCGCTACCTACAAAACTAGGGGCTGGATTACTCAAGTTATCTCCTGCAATTCTAGGTGTCCACTCAGCAGTGGATAAAGTCCAATTATCAAAAGTATCATCTGTAGGTTTTAACTGTAAAGGCAGAGTGTCTCGTTTCAAAGCTAACTCTATGCCCTTTGATAAACCTGTTGAAGTATCTTCCTCCCAACCTACTGTTTCTATCCAACTTCCTTCCCCAAAGTAATTATTATCTTTAGTTTTAAATATAACATAATAATCATCTTGTGCTGTATTTGTGCTGCCTATAACCTTAACCCTAAACTTATTAAAACATTTAGCAGGTAAATCTGTAATGCTTTTTACTTCTTTATATATTGCTGTTAAACCTGCGTCTCCTAAACCATCTGTTGTTCTAACACTGAAATCAGTACCTATACTGTAAGCGACACCGCTTGTCCATGTTGTTGCAAGATCAGAAGCAGCTATATCGTCCTCTACCCAATAGTCCCTATAATCTACTCCTGTTCCAGGTTCATTACTAGCAGCAGAGGTATGGTCTTGAATGCATTTGTAGATTAATCCATCATTAACTACACGAGCAACAGCAGCTATCTTAAATACAGAGTGTCTCCGTTGTGTTTTAAAACTATTACGGATTCCTATAGTTGCTGTGACTGTTGGATCAGCTGTCGGATATGGAGCTTGAATATCACGGAACGAAAAACGAACAGGCCATCCATTCGATGGAAGAATTTCAAAGAACTTAAATATAGGAGGATCATAAGATGAATCGAATCCTGAACCTCCTGATATCATTGTTACACTTTGTACCACACCATCTACGACATATGCCCTCCCTACTGCCCCTGAGCCTTTCAAAACACCAGTGTCATATTGATATACATCAACAGCTAAAACTGCATCTTGTACAGGACGAAATTTCTCTCTAACCTCTTTTTGCAGGGCATCACTTAACCAACCACTTCCACCACTTGTTACTGTAATACTAGTTATTATGCCTGTGTTATTATTAAACTCAGCATCTGTTAAAGCTTTTAAATCTGACGCAATCAACTCTGTATCTGCATCAAAAGCACCGTGAGACGATGTTCCATCACCACTTCTATAAGAAGTGTCAGATGTAAAGTTAACAGGTTCATTAGAATTACCTCCTGATGTAGTAGCACTAACCCAAGGCACGAGCTGATCATTAATATATACACTGTAGTTCTTATCGTAATCCCCTAAGTTGACTACCACTAAAGCTTCTTTTTCTAAAGGGGGTGAGAGACTATTAGAAGAAATAGATACAGTCTGTTCTTTATTTGCTATGAATGTATAGTCAGCAACAGTAAGTGCTTTAACATCTTCTCTAGGATTAGATATGTTATTTAAATATGTTTGAGCGTCTGCACTTATGCTTACTTGTGTGACAGGATTACCTGTATTTAAATTGAAAATAGAAACTGCACACACCGATACTTTGTTCTCTAATACACAAGCAAACTTATTGTTTTCATCTCTGTCTATATATTGCACATAAGAATCATCGCTTATTGGACGACTGAATAATTTACTTATGTGTCTTGTGTTGGGACGCTTAACAAGTCCTTCTACAACAGTAGCCCAAGCGTTTATCTGTTCGTCGCATTGCCCTGGAAACCGTAAGTTGTCAGGTTGCTGTGATACTCCTTGTGCTAAATTAGGAACACTGTTTACTAGCAAAGGCATCTCTATCGGTCAAGTACTCGTAATACGCTATAGTGATCGAAGATAGTTCTATCTGCATTTTCAGAGTCGCTTTCAATAGCCCTAGCTTTTGCTTCTATCTCATCTCTTAAAGCAAACCCTTCTATCTCTCGACTGCCTAAGAATCGAGCAGCAAATATACGAGCTGCTTTAACAGATATGTAATGTCTAAATTGTTCAGGTAGTTCTTCGTAAGCTAACTCAAAAGTTATAATAGCTTTTAAGCTCTTAGTCCAAGTATCCCTGTGGTTTTTCCTGTCGTATAATTTAAGACCTCTTTGTACAGCGTCTGTGTCTGTGTTTAATTCAGGGTCTAAATCTACTTTTAAAGTGTTAACAGGAAGAGTAATCTTACTAGTACCTGAATCAGGAACTAAAGGATAATCATACTCAGTGTTGTAATGCCATCCTTCCGATTGAACAGCTTTGCTTGTCTCATCTAAAACAGATTCTGCTTGAACTACAGTTACAGGAACAGCACTTGTGCCTCCTAATGTATTAACAGGTGACTCTCCTATTACAGAGATCATTATGTTTACTGCGTCAAGTTTAGTCGTTAAAGCCATAGCATTGTTTTAGTAAAAAATATCGGTGGAGGGTGCGGAACGAATCACAGACCACCCAACACCGAAGAGAGAATTATTTCTGTAACTCAATAGCACACTCAGGACGGAGGATTCCGTGTCCCATAGCATACTTAGCAACGAACAATGTACCTTGACGCTCAATCTGATATTCAGACTCAGTAGCAAGATCAAGTAATTTAACTGTTCCTACAGCAGCAGAGTGAGCAACGATACCAAGAGTATTGGTGAAGTTACCATTATAACCTGCTCCACTTACACCGAAAACATCATTGCTAGAAGCACCGTCGCCAGAAGTAACAGCTGATAAATCAGTTGAAGGAATGTGATTACTTTTGTAGATAGTGATACCTGCAATCTGAGGGATTGATCCAGTAGCGATGCTTCCTAAACCTCCGACATCTTTATTGACAGCGGAAGTAGAGATAGCAAGCTGTCCAGCACCACCAGTAATTAACTTGTAATACTCTTGTGGACGAAGTACGCAGAAACGACCGTCACTAGGAACATCGTTTTCGTCAAGCTTCTGAGCAGCTGTGAAAAGAGCAGCAGTTAACTCAGCACCTGTTGGATCAGAGTTGTCAGCATCATCAGATGAATCAGCACCTGTTCCCATTGCGTTAGCAGAAACATCGAGGATTCCTCCAACTTTACCGCCTATATCAGAAGCTCCACGAGCAGCAGCTATAAAGGTTTTAGATAGAGCAGTATCGAAACGAACTGCAAGAGCTTTACCCAACTCATTAGCGTAAACGCTACGGATGTCGTAGTGATTCTTTACATCATCGATGTTAGCTAAGAAGGTAGAAGCAAGTAACATCTTATCGATTGTAATTACTTTCTCAGCTTTCTTGATGTCGCTTAGATAAGAGTTACCTGCGTCAGCGATGTTTTCGCCTGGTGTGTGATAAGCAGCAGAAGCTACGCCTGTTACAGGGAACTGAGCTGATTTACCGTTTTCAATTGTGCGAACAGTATGTAGTGGTTTGAAGACATTCGACTCCTCAAAGGTTTGCAAGATTTCTCCGCTAAACTTTTTAAGAAACAAAGCGTCTACATCACCAGCACTATTAACTTGTCCTACACGCGAGGGGGATGTATTTCCATTAGCCATGATATATTATCTCCTTATGTATTTTGTTATTAATGTTTATGTATTTTGTTTTGCGACTTTCGTTGTAACCTTCGTTCGAGATTGTCCACCGCAGTGGGTCTTGACATTAGTTATACTAATTGTCTATTAAAGTGTATTTAGTATAATAATTCCACCTAAACAAAGAACAGTCAAGACAATAGCTTTCTCCTTCTTGTTCAAGTTATTATAAATTCTTCTTAGTCTTTTTAATTGATTTATCATTATTGTTAGATTTTTTATGTACATATCTAGTATAGAAGATAGGTACGATGTTCCAAAGTATTACACCTACGAGGCATAACTTCAACAGACCATATACTTCATCTAGCATATTGTCAAAGAAACCATTGTTCATCTTCTCATCTAACTGCTGTTGTACAAGTTCCTGTACATCTCCTTCAGATATAGCTTTTACTTGCTTAGCTAATCCTTTGTTCTCCTCCATCAACTTAGCCCCTTCTCCTACTCCCCATCCAAGGGCAGCACCACCAGCAGCAGTACCAGGACCACCAAGGCTACCAACAGCTGCTCCACCTACACTCCCTGCTAACGGATAAAAAGAAGCCTTGGAACATCCACCTAAAAAAACCAGAACCAACACTGGCACGAAAAAAGATGGAGTCCAAGGCTTCATATATATGAACCAACCAAATAAAAATTATAGGTAATTGTGACTTGCTTCGATGCGTCTGTCAATCTCTTCGTGATAAGCTTTGTCACCACTCTTGTATCGAGGATCAGACATTGCACGAGCAAGTTCTTGATTAGATTTAAAAGGCATTGTAGATGAACCACTTACAGCACCTTGTACAAGCTTAGGAGCAACTCTGTTCTCTGCTTTAAATTGTGCGTATAATCCTTTGGCAGCAAGTTTAGCTTGTTCAACACTACCGTTCTGTACGATGTCATCAAAAGTATTTACTTCTTCAGGTGATAAATTATTAGCAGCCCATTCAGCCATTTGATCCCAATTACCTTCAGTAACAGCTTTGATACTACCTTCTTCACTTTGTTGTAGTGCTTGTTGACCAGCAGCGTAGCTGTCTACCAACTCCTTCGGTAACCCAGCCTTAGCAAGATTCTCATAGGTCTCTTCAGATATAACACCGTCATTCTCAAAGAACTCTTTACTAGCTTCTGCAATAACAGTATTAGTATTTGTATCTTCCGTAGTGTTGTCATCTGGTTGTTCTTCTTCATTGGTTGTCTCTCCTTCTTCTTGTTCTTGTTGATCTTCGTTAGCCCCTGCTCCCAATTTTGCTTCCAACTCAATATATGACTTTGCCATAGCTTCAGCAGATGCGAACTTTTCAGGTAACCAATCAGGTCTATCCTCTTGCGTTTCTTGTGTTTGTTCTTCAGGTATTGCATCAACAGCTTCTTCTGACTCTGGGTCAATCTCCTGTGGTGCTTTCTCATTTATCTCTACTCGGTGTAATTCTGCCATATCTCTCTGTTACTCTTCTTGTGGTTGTGGTTGTTGTTGTTGTGTTGCCATGTACTGCTCTTGTGCAGCATTGATAGCAGGTGCTACAGCAGGTCCACCCAACTTCATCATCATCTCTTGTTGTTGAGCTTGCTGCATAGCTTGTTGAATTTCTTCTTCTGATTTAATCAGTCCTTCAGTCTCTATGCCTAACGCTGTAGCTCTTCTTTTGAAGTAGTCAGATACATTAACATATTGTGCAACTGCTTGTGGACCAACGATTTGATTAGCTCCTGCAAGAAATAGATCAAGCTTTTGTAAATCATT